TCAAAAACGTAAACCTCGAAATCGAAGACAGAGCAATATCAAAAAATGGCCCATTCGTACTGATCCGCAACAAAAAAGACAAATGGGTAATCACAACGTGCGGAGCACTCATAAACGGAAAAGAATTCGACACTAAAGAAGAGGCCGAAGAACATCTATCTAAAAAAACATGGGATGACATCTTAACCGCAGCTCTCGTATTCATCTCACACGTAAATAATCAAATGACAAACACTCAAGAAGAATAAGCCATGAAAAAAACATTAGGAGGAGACAGACTCCGGAGCGAAAACAAAATGGAAGTATATCTGCCTAATTTCGGCAGATCGTCTCACAACGTAGGAAAGATAATCCGAACATCACAGGCATGCGGAACGATCGTTCCCTATTGGTGCCAAATAGGTTTGGATGGAACGACGTTCTACATCGACATCACAACGAAGGTAAAAACCCTACCAACAACCGGGCCTGTATTCGGAAGCTTCAAACACCAGATCGACGTATTCGTAATTCCGATCAGGCTCTACATAGCAGCGCTGCACAATAACGCTTTAGGAGTAGGGTTGAACATGAGCAAGGTACTATTACCGCAATTCATAGTCAACACCGGCAACACATCAATCTATGAAAACGACACCAACAGAGGGCAAGTCAATCCAAGTTCGCTGCTCTCATACTTAGGAATAAAAGGTTTTGGATACTCCTCCGTCAATCAATACATACGAAGATTTCCTGCAATATTCAATCTGGCATACTGGGATATATTCAAAAACTACTACGCCAACAAGCAAGAAGAAAACGCATACGTAATCACCGGAATAAACCATATTTGGAAGAAAATCAGCGTAGGAAATGGGATTGAATGGATCAAGACATGGACGGACAACATAAGTACAACATACTCAATCAATCCGTCAGAGACTCTCCCAATGTACATCAAACTGGAATTCGAGGAAAAAATATCACCTGAGGAAGTCAATGAAATAGAATTCTTAACGAATGATCCAAAAAATCCTACATTAAAAACCAACAAACTGACGAAACTTGGAGACGCATTCGTATTCGAACGAACAGACCCGGAAGCACTGGGACTCAAGGAACCGGAAAACCCGAGAAAGGCAACCAACGTTTACACGTACAAGGTCAAAAAGGCAATCAAAATTGCATATAATCAAGACATAGCCAATGAATTCCAATTAACAATGCCGAACAACCAAAAAATCAAACTAACACCATTTCCATTAAAAAACATCGACGATGAACGAACTAAAATCTTAGCTGCACCCAGCACCGCAGTATATACAATAGACAACCTTACAATGCCATACGGAGCCGCAACTGGAACCTTACGACTACCAAACTATAACCGCACAAAACAATATAACAGTTCAAATTCATGGTATTCACAAGCAGGGTTAGCAGTAAAAACATACCTTAGCGACAGATTCAACAACTGGCTGAATACCGAATGGATCGACGGAACAACAGGTGGAATTAATTCAATCACAGCTGTAGATGTAAGCGACGGCAAACTTACGATGGATGCTCTGCTCCTCCAAAAGAAGATCTTCAATATGCTTAACCGCGTAGCTATTACGGACGGCACCTACCAAGCATGGAGAGAAGCAACATACGGAATCAGGAGTGCAACGCTGCCCGAATCACCTATATTCTGCGGCGGAATGCAGAGTGAAATTGCATTTGATGAAATCGTATCAAACTCAGCAACAGACGAAGAACCACTGGGAACACTTGCCGGACGAGGAGTTGCAACCATGTACAAATCCGGAAGGGGATTAAAAATCAAATGCACAGAACCCAGCATGATCATGGCCCTGGGGTCGATCACACCTCGAATCGATTACAGCCAAGGCAACAAATGGTGGACAAGACTACAGAACATGGATGACTTCCACAAGCCAACATTAGACGCAATCGGGTTCCAAGAACTAATCGCGGAAGAAGCAGCAGCGTGGAGTACAGAAGCCATCGGGAACCATGAACTAAAATATCAGTCATTAGGAAAACAGCCATCATGGATCGAATACACAACAGACGTAAACGAAACATACGGCGAATTTGCCGCAGGAATGCCATTAGCATTTATGTGCTTGAACAGAGTGTACGAAGAAAACACAGATCACACAATCAGCAACGCATCAACCTATATTGATCCTACGATATACAACAACATATTCGCAGAGTCAAGACTGAGTTCACAAAACTTCTGGGTACAAGTAGCATTCGACGTAACAGCGCGCCGAGTAATGTCAGCAAAACAAATTCCAAATTTATAACAACATGAAAACAGCAATAAACAGAAAAGGATGCATTAACAATCCAGACCTTACATACCAAGCGGAACCAAGGGAGGTGAAACTGAGGAAAATAATCAGTGGAGAATCCAGCAGCATGGAGGATGGAGTATTCCCAACAATCTACACAGAAAAGAAAGATGGAGTACAACCCGAATTCGACATAAGGACAGATCGATTCGAAATAGCGATAGACGCAATAGATAAAATCAACCAAAGCGTAGCAAACGAAGTCGCAAAAAGCAAGGGCGAAACCGAAGCCGTAAAAGATTTCGGGACAGAAGGAAAAACCAATCCCGAAAAAAGCTAAAGCAGTCGTATAAAGATCTACCAAAACTCAAAGAGGGGGGAATATTTCCGCCCCCCTCTTTTAACCCTCGTAAATATATGAGGCAAAGAGCGGTAGACGTTTATACATATATAACAAGAACATTTGTATGAATTCTTTTTAAAAAAAGAACGAAAATGAACTTTGAAGATTTATTGAAATTACTCGAAAAGGGAGAAGGCATTGCAAACCCTATCTCAGGAATTATAGGCAGCGCATCGGGACTTCTCAACATGCTGGGCGTAGGCAGGAAGAAACAGATAAGGCAGCAAGAAGAAATGGCGGAGAACGCAGCCAAAATAAATTACAAATACGGAGAAATGGCGGCGGAGAATGCATTCGAAAGACAGCAGGTGTTATACAACAGAACCTACCAGGACCAAAGCTATGCCAACCAAGTTGCACAAATGGATGCAGCGGGACTATCTCCCGGCTTAATGTACGGCAAAGGAGGTGCCGGAGGTGGAGGAGCCGGCTCGACAACAGGTGCTCCAATGGGTGCAACGGGAGCCGCAGGAGCAGGAGCAGCTGCCGATCCTAACGCACAACTGCAAGCATTGATGTCCTTACGACAAGTACGGATGAGCGAACGAAAGAACGAAGCAGAAATCAACCTACTCAATACCCAGGCAGACGCACTTAAAGCAGAAGCAGGTAAAAACAAAGAAGAAACCCAATCGATAATCGATAAAAGGTTATGGGAAGTAAAGCAAGAAATGTTCAAAGGATGGCAAGGCTTCATCAATACGGCTAACCAACTATGGGACCAGATGGTAAAATGGCAGCCTACAGAGAAAACGACAATCGACGGTAAGGAAATCGAAATACCGAAGTACTTCGAAATAGAAGATGACAAATTCGGCAAAATCGTATTCGGAGAGGAATCATTCCAAGGCGGTATGATGGCAGCTGAAAAACAGATCCTCGAAGGAACGGCAGCGATCAAAACTTTAGAAAGCATATATGCAGACGAAAAACTATCAGCAGAGATCAGAAAGATAAACGCGGATGCATGCAGCGGGATGGCGCAAGCAGCTTACTTCTACGCAGCAGGCGAGACCCAGAAAGCAGAAGCAAAGATGCTCGAAGTAAAAAAGAGAACCGAAGAGGCAACCGCAGAACTGCGAGAACTTCAATACTGGACCGAAATAGCAAACACGATCATCAAGCTGGCACAAGTAGTAGGAAATCTAACAATCGGAGGAAAAACAGGAAAACTGATCAGAGAATACACGGAAAAAAGAATGAGCGAAACACCCCCCAAGAATTCAACAACAGTAACACAACACTACGATCCGGAAATGCAATTTAAAGGATTAGACAAGACCGTAACAACGAAATGGTAGAAAAAACGATTTTAAAAGGGATAAATTCAATTAAAAACAGTGTGCCTATATCCGAGTATCATAGAGAATCCAAAGTACGCCAAATCGAATAAAAACAGCAAAAGAATAAGGGACCGTCGTCTAAGATGGATTCAAATTCCATGCGGACACTGCGAAGAATGCAGACGCGCAAAAGCAAATGAATGGAGGGTAAGATTAATGGAAGAAATAAAATCCAATCCAAAAAACATTATATTTGCAACGCTGACATTCTCCGAGGAAAGCCTAAAAAAGTTAGAATATGACGAAAAAGAACCAAACAAAGCACCTCAAAGGGCAATCAGCCTATTTAGAAAGCGATGGTGGAAAAAGTATAAAACACCACTCAAACACTGGCTAATCACAGAAATGGGGCATGACAACACCAAGAGAATACATCTACACGGCATTATATGGACAGAACTAACAGAAGAACAGTTCGAAAAGGAATGGGGATACGGCTGGATATTCTTTGGGCATGAAGTAAACGAGAAAACAATAAATTACATCGTAAAATATGTAACAAAGAGAGACGAGACTAATCCTGAATTCAACGGGAAGATATTCACTTCAAAAGGGATTGGAAAAGACTATATAGACAAGAACTCACTTAGAAGGCATAGATACCAAGATAGATTTACAGAGGAAACGTACAGAACAAACTCAGGAATAAAAGTCGCACTACCAACGTATTACAAACAAAAAATATGGACAGTTCAGGAACGCGAAGCCCTCCGAATCATAAAAGAGGAAAAACAAGTAAAGTACTACAACAAAACTCCTATCAAAGTAGAAACAATAAAGCAATACAGGGAGTATGTAAACGCAGTAAAATATTGGCAATCAATCAAAAAATATGACGGAAAGAGAAAAAAGGGAAATATGCAACGGGTATGCAGACCTACTCATAAAAAAACAACAACTAACTCGTGAACTATGGCAAACAGAATTTGGAATCAAAAGGCTGGAAGAGATATTAATACGAAACAAAATAATGATGCCAGCAGAGGAACAAGAGCCATCGGAAACAGAAGTAACAATCTTGTAAAACTAATCGGCGCCGAAAGAGTATCTCGACGAAACTTCAAATACGAAGGAACATACTACATAACAGAAGATGGGGAAATATGCAGTAAAGAATACGTAGAAACTCAAAAACCACAAAGAACCGGAATTAATTTCTATGAAATAGCCGACTGGACATACAACGAAAGAAAGCAACTGTTCGAACCTACTATCAGAAGAATAGTAATAGTCAAAAAAAACAACACTCAATTATCACTAAGCCTATGAATGAAAAAGTAAAGAAGATCGTAAAATGGATCGCGGTAATAGCAGCTGCGATCGGCGCAGCAGCTGCCGTGATCATGGAGCAGGGATGCACTCACAAACATTTCCTCAAAGCAAACGGCATCAAAATCGACACAGTCGAAGTATCAACATCAACAAAAATTAAGTAACATGGAAAAAAAATTCAGAAATCAACTACTCGCTGAAAGCCAGAAAAAAGAGGAGGAAATCAAAAACGTAAACCTCGAAATCGAAGACAGAGCAATATCAAAAAATGGCCCATTCGTACTGATCCGCAACAAAAAA